GGGCCTGGGCCAACTGTGCGTTGCGTGCCTCAATCTCTGCATCGTCCAGCAAGCGGATGCTGTCATTGTTGGCAACCAGATGGCGGCGCAGCGAACTAACCGAAGTCCAGACCGAGCTGCGGTAGGAAAACTTCTTTTCACTTTCCTTTTTTCCGAAAGCCCGGCGCATCGCAGCCTTGTGCTTTCCTCGGTACACACTGACGGTGCGCTCTTGAAAGAAGCGCCGCCCCTCTTCGGTTGGCTCCCTGTCTTTTCCCGCACCGAGCCAGGCACCCTTAAACCAACGGTTGACATACACCGTAATGGCGAGCTTCATCTTTTCTGTACGCTGCAGCGTGAACACCACCAGAAACCCATCGCAATCCAGCCCCACGGGATTCCACATCTTGCCCAGTCGCTCTTCAATATCGCGCCACTGTTCGGCGGTCGGTTGAATCTTTGCCATGCCTTCCTCCTTAAATATCCAGCGGCCCGATGCGGACCATTTGCAGCGGCCTCACCGATTCGACTGGATAGTTCAGCCGCAGATTCTTGCCGGCATCCGCCTCGAAGTAGATGGGGCGACCGGGGTGGATTGCTTTGTTAGCCACCTTCTTGCCGTTCCATACCCAGCCCTGCATCGGCCGGGTCGCGACGACATGGCCATCCTTGATATCGAACTCCAGAAAGTCCTGGCCCCAGTCTTCCAGGGCGACGGTTATACCGTCGATGGGGTTTGGTTTGTTTTCCATGGCAGGCCTCATATCGCAGCCAGATCCAGCGGTACCGACTGGTACTGATCGGACTCGCCAATGCGCTTATAGACCCGGATATAAACGGCGGTGCCGGTTACCTGGATCGAATCCTTGATGGCCTGCATGGCGCGCTTCCAGTCTTCGTCGTCAATCTCAATGCGCAGGAAGTCCAGCACGTCGGCCGTTTTGATCTGACCCTTGTTGTTGGTGCGAAACGTCCTATCGACCACTACCCGCAAATTGGCATTGGCACCGTCACCCCAGCGGATAAGACACTGATTGATCAGTTCCTTGGCGGCCATCAACTCTTCAGTAAATTCAATCCGCTCGGCATAGGTGCGCGTGACCTTGTATGCGCCGTCATAGCTGGCGGCCGTCACATTACCTTTCTTGCCGCCCAGCTTCACGCCATAGCGGTCGGCCGAGATCGTGACCAGGTCACCAATATCGGCCAGGGCGCGGGTTTTGAATGCGGCCAGACGCTCGGATAGCTCCTCGGCCTCGATGTCCAGGCTGCGAGCGACACCGTCGCGCAGCTTGTCCTGCTCGCGCACCTGGGCCTCGGGCACAAGGTGGCCGGAAGCGTTAAGCAGGTAGCCCTCGGGGATGGTGTTGGTTTTCATGGTTGATTCCTTTATGTGGATTGGCCGCACTGAGCAGCGAAAGTTTGGATAGGCGGCGATCATCGAAACGTCCTTTTGAACCACTTGCGCACGGGTATGGAAAGCTCGTTTATGGCCAGAAAGATCACCAGAATGATCTGCAAAATGAACTGCCAAATGAATTGCAAAATTGATTTCATGATTACCCCTTAGCAGACGCTGCGCGCATGGGCCGGGCGGGCCGCATCCGGCACCGTAGCAGCGCAGGCCGGGCACTCGCCGGCCACAAGGTGGTGATCCAGCAGCCCGCACCACTCACACAGGCCAATCTCGACCGGCCGATAAGCGCGGCCCTCGGGGATGCGGATCTGCACCACTCGAACCTTGCCGGCGCCCTCCATGTCTCGCAGCGCTTTACGCACCGCGTGCAGCGGAACATCCAGCGCCGCTGATAGGTCGCCAGCGGTGGCCGGCTCCCGAATGGCGGCCAGGTGATCGCCAACCCGGCGGCACAGGTTCTTATGCAGCAAGCGCTCAAGTTTGGCGGCCAGTCGAAAGAATGCGTCGATCATGCCTTCACCTTTCGAGTAAAGAACCCCAGCCAGCTGCGCTTCGGGAAGCGGCGATGGCGCAGCGGCTCGATGGCCACGCTGTCGCGGCGCGGTAGGTGCTCGATGCTGGCTTCCTGGCGCTCGGTCTCGGCGTCGATCTGGCGCTGCACGGCCAACTGCGCAGGCAGCGGCGGGAACGGCTCTAGGGCCAGACGCTCATACCCGGCCGGGCTGGCCAGGTACTGCTCCAGCGTCACGCCGTGGCGCTTCAATTGCATAGCCACATAGCGGTCTGCGTAGTGGTTCAGGTATTCGTCGCTGTACGTTTTCATGGTGTCGCCTCCTCTATGCGCGGCAATGGCCGCTGTATCGATCTGGATGTTTGTGTGCGGGATTGCCAGGACGCCGATCATGCTGCCTCCCCGCCCAGGTCAGACCAGGCATCGCGGATATGCTCAACGCCAGGACGGGCCGCGCCGGCAGCTGCTGAAAACATGCTGGCCAGGCGCAGGGTTTGCGACAGGCCGCGCAGCGCACCGGGCCGCTTGCCGATGCCCAGGCACAGCTGGCGGGCTTCCTTGTCCTGGATCTGCCACGCGTCCAGCAGGGCCGTTACGTCGGCATCCTTGGCGCGTGACAGGCGCACGCGCTTGGCGATGCGGGAAAACAGTTGGGCGAAGCCCACCGAGCGGCTGCTGCCACCCGTCAATTGGCTGTACACGATCTCGTTACCCACCAGGGCTAGGCCGACGCCGGCGGCATCGTGCACGCTGCGGATAGCATCCAGCGCCCGGTGCGTCAGGTGCTGGGCCTCATCAATGATGAGCAGGCCACGAGTTTCGCGCATGCGTTCGATTATGTTGGCCTCAAGCACATGCACCGCGCCGTTGGTGCGCAGGCCCAGCGCCTGGGCGACGCGGGTCAGGATGGGGCCAGGGGCGGACACTGCGGGGGTGGCGGTCACCACCCATACATTGGGGGCCTGGCGCTGGTAGCGCGACAGGGCCGTGGTTTTGCCTACGCCAGCGCCGCCATAGATCACGCTGACCGCCTCGGCCATCTGGGAAAAGCTCAAGGCCGACAGCACAGCGCGGGCCGTGGGCGTCTCGACCCAGTCAGGGGCGGCCGGCATGCGACTATCGAGCGCGGCCGCTTCCTGGCGGCTGCTGATCCAGCGGCGCAGGTCAGCCTCGATTGCTTGCGTATTGCCCGCATAAACACCGTTTAACCACTGGCTTAACCGAGCCTTTCCCACGCCAGTCAGGCCGCTGACCTGTGTCTGGGTCAGATCCTCGGATTCCATGATGGCGGACACTTCGGCGCGCAGATCATGGTCATGCTCGGGCGTGGCTCGCACCTTGGCCTCGCGGGCCTTTACGATGCCGGTTTGTTCGTTCTGGGTAGCTGTCATTTGATATACTCCGTTTCGTTGGTGAAGGGCCTTTATTGGCCCGGATCGTTGCCCTGCAGAGGCCTATCTCTGCAGGGTTTTTTTCACACCTGCTCCTTGCGCCAGGTCTGAAAATTTCGCTGCATCAAATCGTCAAAGTTGTATTTGTCCGCCACATCCTCATTGCGGTCAGGCACCACATCGCTGCCCGCCACCCGCTTTTGAGTCCAGGCGCCGCGCACCACATTGGTTTTGGGCTGGGCCTCCTCGGGATCAGGGTCCGGCACCGGCATGTATTCGGCGGCCTCGATTGCAGACATGCGCAGCTCGGCAGCGGCGGCCTGCTTGGCAGCTTTCAGGCGCTGGGTGTTCTGACGCCTCCATTCGCGGCCCGCGCTGGTGTCGCCAAAGCCTGCCGCCAGCTGGCACTCGGCCTCGCCGATGTACCGGCCATCGGGCTGGTACAGATGCACCGACTCGTGCAGGCTGTCAGGATCGAAGCGCACCACGACCTGGCGGCCCACATGCTCGATCAGGGCGTCGCAGGCGTAGCGGTTGCGACCGTTAGGGCCAGCGCCCAGCGTGAGTGCCACCGTGGCGTCGCGCTGCACCCGCACCGATTCAGCTGTCAGCATCCACATGCGGCGCTGCGCTTCGGTTGCGCGGCGGATCAGGTGCGCATTGCGCTCGTAGCTTTCACGGAAGGCCGTATCGAACGACAGCTCGCCCGCGCATATCTCGGTGCGGCGACCCTCGCGAGCGTTCCAGGCATCAATGCAGGCGCGCAGTACTTGCACAAACACATCGAACTCAATCGCGGTTGACGCATAGTTTTCAGGCTTGGCCAGGACGTTAGGGCCGGTGTAGGCCCCAGCAAAACGGGGGTGCTTGTCCACGTACTCGCCCAGGCCGCCCACACCAAAGGCACGCTCGACCGGCTTGGCCTGGCCGTGCCCCTTGCCCTTGTGCACGCTGGTCCAGTGCAGCTTCATGCCCATTTGTGGAATCAGACCGATGGGGTCCTCCTCTTTGATCTTGAAGCGGTACCGGGTTTTAACGCCAGCCGTTAGCCATTTATTGGCGGCAGCTCGCGTGTTGTCGATCGTGACGTGCTCGGGAATGCCGTGCTTTTCGATCACATCGCCCAGGGCCAGGCGGATCATGTCGCTGTGCTCGGTGCGATCGGTGCGGTGCCCCACGAAACGGCGGCTGTAAATGTCCTGCCAGAACCATGTTTTAGGCCGGCCAATGGTGCCGTCCGGGAACTTCACGAATACGTTGTGCTGGTAGCCGTCGCCATTGATCCAGTTCATGGCGTGCAGATCGGCCACGGTGCGCCGTTGTGACGGATACATGGCCATGACGGCGTGCTCGCCCTGGCGCTTGAGCGTGCGAACAACCGCCGGTATCTCATTGGCCCAGCGGGTAACGGTGCGCTGGCTGGGAATAGACCAGCCATGCTCGGCGGCGGCCTCAAGCATCCATTGGTAGCAGGTCGAGACCGATGGGGCCTCCTCGCGCAGAAACTGCGCCTTAAAGAATTCCTGGGCGGCGGGGTCGAATTCAGCCTTGGACGTACGGCCCACATAGCCGGGCACCAGGGCGGCCAGCCAGTCCGACTGGTCGCAGCCCTTGACGGCCTTGGCCCAGCGATACAGTGTGGCCCGGCTCTCGCCGAACGCCTTGGCGATCTCATCCACGGCCCGCGAGCGGCCGGTGCCTTTTTCGACCAGGCGCTCAACGGCCAGCAGCGCCTGCAGGCGGCGGGCGGCCTCATCCTTTATGCCCTGCGGGCGGCGTTCAAACGATTCCCACAAACTCTCGCGATCAACCGGGCCGCGACTGGCGGCCGGGCGCGATGGTGTGGGCGCGGCTTTTGGGGTGCTTGCCTTGAGTAGCGCGGCTTGCGTTTCGACCGGCAGGGCCTCGAATGCATATTCGCGACCACCACCACGGCCCGCACGCTGGCGGCTTTCCCATGCCTCGGCCTTGGCCCGGCGCAATACGGCGCTGTGTGTGCCGGGCATGCCGGGCAGGCCCGCCAATTCCTGGGCGGTTAACCAATCCTGGCTCATTCGTCGCCCTCACTGAAAAGATCAAGCTCCGGCGCGGCATGCTTGCGCACATTCTCACGATGCCCGGCCAGCTGCTCAATGGCGCTTGTTGCGCCTTGCAGCACATCACCCGCCTCGATCTCGCCGCGATAGAACCGCGTCAAAAGCGACACAGCATCATTCAGCACGTTCTGCAAGTCGAGCAGGCCGGATTCGTCGCAAGCGCGGCCAGCCGGGATGTCGATAATGATTTTCTGGGCGCTGATCGCGATGTATTGCGTCAAGAACGTAGCGCCACAAGCGAACTCAAAGGGGCGAATGCGCCGGCTGGGGATAGACCCCTCGGACATCCACTTGTACACAGTCCACTCGGACACGCCCATCAGGTCGCCCACCCGAGCAACCGAACGGTTATGTTTGAAGTCGGCCCAGTCCAGACAAAGGCGCATGGCGTCTTGCGGTGTGGTCGGCTGGCGGGCTTTCCAGCGGCGGCGGGTCATTTGGCCTCCCCGCCGTTCGACCGGGTACAAAAAGAATTCCGTTCTGCATCTAGTGCAGCCACGCACGCCGAACTAATCTGGAAAAAGACCAACAAAAAAGGCGACACGATCATGCGCATAATTTCTCCTCGACCAACACGTTTGCGTCGCCCTGCGGGGCGGTGGCGCTATACTTGTTTTCGTATCGACTCGGCCAGATTTTGGCCGGGTCGATCCCTATCGCGTCGGCAATGATCCGCTCGCCCTTTGGCCAAGGCCGGGCAAGCGGAACCGTCAGCGTGGTAGCAGCTGCATAGCCATGGGCTTTCGATAGTTTTCGAAGGCTCCAGCCGGCCTTCTCCAGCGCCGCTTTGATATCCGAGCGGTGCCAGTCCTGGGGGGCCGGTTTTTTGGGTTGATTTGATTTAGCCATGTATGAATTATGCGACACAAATGGAGCGCATGCAAGTACGTTTGAGGCGTCATAGTTCTCAGCGTCGATCCAAATGGAGCGTAATTTTAATAATTTCTTATATAACAATAGGTTGGGTGCATGTATGACGCGTCATAGTTCGAGTGCTCGCGACGTCAATGTTCAAGGGGATAACCTTGACGCCTTTGCTTCACGCATGAATGTGGCGATAAAGAGCGCCGGCGGCGCCACACGCATGGCGGAAACCATAGGCGTGAGCACGTCCGTGCTGCGCAAGTGGCGCGCCGGCCATTCCGAGCCAGTCATGTCCAATCTGATCAACATGGCGAAAGCCGGACGCGTGGATCTGGCGTGGCTAATGACAGGGGAAGGGTCGCCGGACGGCGTCAGGCAGCAGCTGGACCAGCCCGCGCCAGACCTGGACAGGCTTGAGGAGGTGATCGCAAAGACCGAGCGCATGCTGGCCGCCAGGCGGGCGTCAGTGACGCCAGAAGCCAAGGCCAAGGTGATACGGCTGATTTATGAGTACTGCCTGCGCCAGGGCCACATAATGGACGACGCAAGCCTAACCAATGTCATAGAGCTGGCCGCCTATCGATAGATATAGACCCACATCACTCAGGTATTTGGCCGACCGTAAAGCCTTGAAACGTTTATATTATTTTGTTTTACAAGGTTTTTTAAAAGTCACAATACCAAGGGGTTTATTATGCTGGGCGAGTTGCTGGATAAGATTGAAGAAACGCTAAACGACCAAGGCCAGGGCGGGCGCGATGGCGCCGTAAATATCATTGTTGGCAATAGCGGGACGGTGATCATCGGGAACGGAAACGGCCCACAACCCAATAACGATGAGGCTTTCAGCGAAAAGAGCGCGGCCTGTACGGCCCCCGCCATGCGTACGGAAATGCGGCGCCTGCGGCATCAGCTGCAAAGCCTTAAACGCCTCGTAACCCGTATTTATAGGCGGCGTATCAGCCGCCCGTTTAAACGCCATTCAGAGGCCGCCCGCCAATGTCTCGTTTCAAGTGGCTCATTGTGGGATCGCGCCAAAGTTGTCGCAAACCATAGGCCGCCAGATGCGAGTCGCCAAGTTACCCCGACACCCGCATATTCATTGGCTGCAACTCACAACAACCCACGCCAACCCACATTAACTCGGTTGTATCAATCCTTATGTCCCCTCACAGCGGGCTCAGACGGCCATGCCGCTTAAGCGGGTTTCAGCCAG